ATGAGGGTCGTAAAGCCAAGTCATATAAGGACAACAGAGGATACGATACCATTGGGGTCGGACATAAAATAAAAGAAGATGAACAACACCTGCTGACCGCTGATCTTACTGACAAACAGATCAATGATATGAAACAGGAAGACTTGGAGACAGCAGTCGATCAGGTTCGCTGGATGACAAAAAATCATCGTAACTCATTTAACTTTGACTCACTGCCGATTAACCAGAAAGAAGCATTGGTCAACCTTGTATTCAATATGGGTGTTGGTGAGGTTTCAACATGGAACAATACTCTGGACTATCTGGAAGCAGGTGAGTACAAAGAGGCTGGCAAGGAAATACTGCGTGGCAGGACAAAGGACAAGGCATCCAAGTATGCACAACAACTGCCAAACCGCTCCAAACGTGTATCGAAACTAATGGGTAAGACATCATGAAAGCATCAGAAATCGTCAAACGCGCACAATCACTCGAATCACAACGAAAAACGCTGGATAACACCTACCAGATCATTGAGAAATTCGTCAGACCATTCTCAGGTGAGTTCCACCGTCCCATGAGTTCAGAGAACGAGGTCGATTGGCGCAGGCGGGAGATATATGATTCCACCGCGATTGTCTCTGCTGACTTACTCGCAGGACAAATTCATGCCAATCTTGTCTCGCCATCGGTCAAATGGTTTAACTTTGACTTCCGTGATGAAGAACTGAAACGCGATACCGAGGGTCAACAGTGGCTCGATGGTCTGGAAGACATGGTATGGCGTACCTTTGCTGACTCTGATTTTAATCTACAGGTAGCGGAGTTCATGACCGATCTGGTCACGTATGGTTCAAGCGTGATGTTCGAGGAAGACGAGGACGAGATGGAATGGAAGGGTGTGGACTTCACCACCATCCCTGTACGTGATTGCTACTTTGAACCTGATGCAAAAGGACAACCGTTAAAACTGTACCGGAGATTGCAATATACGACATTGCAGTTGATGGACAGGTTTGAAATGCCGAAAGATTGGCTCGACAGGCATGAGAAAGGTTCTGATGATGTGGATAAAAAACATACCATCTGGTTCTGCATCTTCCCACGCGAGGATGAACGCGCCAGTTATGAGAAGCTCGACATCAAACCGATCAGGATTGCACCGAAGTTCAGACCGTTCGGCTATAAATATGTCATGCAGGAAGAAAAGCTGACACTGGAAGAAGGGGGCTACTACGATATGCCTGCTTTCCATACCGATTGGAAGAAGACCGCTGGTTCTAAGAACGGTCACTCACCCGCTTTCATCGCGCTATCCGACATACTGCAACTTAACGAGGTGGTTAAACAATCATCCGAGGCAAGGGCGAAAGCCATTGACCCACCAACCATTACAACCGAACGTGGTGTGATTGGTGACGTTGACCTTGAACCAGGAGGTCTGACGTTCGTAACGGAGATGGATCAGATATTGACGCTGGAATCCAAGGCACGATTCGATGTGCAGGATGATGAAGTGTACCGCTTGCAGACTTCGATCCGGTCAGTGTTCTTCATCGATAAGCTGGAACTGAAAGATTCACCCGCCATGACCGCAACTGAGGTCAATGTTCGCTATGACCGGATGATGCGCCAGTTTGCCAGTACCCTCGGCAGATTGCAGTCAAACTTCCTTGATCCATTGCTTCACCGCACGATAGACATTATCATGCGACATGGTGCATATATTGAAGCACCAGCACACATTGTAGACAGTGATTTTGACATTATATATACCGGACCGATACCGAAGGCTCAACAGGCTGAGATTGCCAACTCAATTGAGCAGTTGCTTGCTGACTTCACCGCCTTGGGCGAGGTGTTTCCGGAAATGCTTGACCTGATTGATCCTGATAAGACCGGACATGAACTGGCAAGGGTCAGGGGTGTGCCGACTCATATTCTCAGGACTGATAAGGAAGTTATGGAAATCAGACAGTCAAGGATGGAGCAGCAGCAACAGCAACAGGAACTGGCAATGGCACAACAAAGTGGTGATGCCATGAAAGCAGTTGGTGAAGGTTCAAAGGCAATGGAGGTCATGAAAGGTGGTTAAGGCAAAAGGACTGAAAGCAGCAACACATAAGATGGACTTGCTGTATGTCTCCTTCTGGAATACCCATGAAGGCAAGGCAATACTCGCTGATTTGAAGATGAGATACCTACGAGATAACATAACCACGGATAATCCGCATACAACGATCGTTCGTGCAGCAGAGTCAAACCCCATAAGATACATACTACGGAGAATAGAAGATGGAATGGATGGATAATTTGCCAGAAACAATGCGTGATAACGAATCACTGAAAAAGTTCGATAGTGTTGAAGCATTGGCAACCAGTTATACAAATCTGGAATCACTCAAGGGTAATTCAATCCGGATAGTCGGTCCGGATGCCAGTGATGATGATCGGGCAGAAACCTATCAGAAGGTCATGAAGCATATGCCGGAACTGATACTACGCCCCAATCCTGATAACCAGGAGCAGATGAAGGAATTTCATCAGATGTTGGGTGTTCCGGATGAACTGGATGGATACTCAGGTGAGGGTATTGACCTGAATGATCAGATCATGGGTGAACTGCGCCAGTTGGCTAAAGATACCAACATGAGCAAGGCACAGTGGAACAAGTACATCGCCAAGATGAATGAAATGCAGTCGTACACCACACAGCAGAAAGAAGATACACGTACTCGCATGGGTGCGGAATTGAAGACTGAGTGGGGAATGGCATTTGAAGACCGCTATGCCGTGGTTGAAAAGCATCTGGCAGAGAATCCTGACCTTGGCAGCATTGACCAAATGACACCGGAACAGATACGTGGACATTACTCGGTCGCCAGAAGTCTTACTGGTGTTGCACAGGCGCATAATCAGCCTGCACCGACAGGAAAGATCACGCCAGCAGAAGCACTTAGCCAGTTGACAGAGGTGCGGAATAATCCATTGTTTATGGATGGCTATTCCAATATGCCGGAACATAAAAGGCTGGTGGCAAAATCAATCGAATTGATGCAACTTGCTGATCCTAGCAGGTATGCTTGATTATTTAACATAATCTGGCGTATCATATTGCCTGACAACAGATTTCTCAGAGAACTTAACTGCCTGAGAAATCTCACAGAAGCCCGTAGGTTCGGAGAACTTCAAGTCGTTATTAACCGATAACTTTTTGAGGAACTCCAAATGAGTAATGCAACAATCAAACAAGTCTATCTGGACGCATTTCGTGATTCATTGCGCCAGCTAGCTCAGCAGAAAACATCCAAAATCCGCGCATGGACTGACCAGTTCTCAGCAGAAGCTGAAACCGGCAATTGGGATCGTCTTGGTAAAGGTGAAGCATCAGCCAAAGGTCGTTTAGCGGCAACTGGTGACGGTACAGGTCGTGTATGGTCAAGACGTATTGCCGTAGCCACTCCATATAAAGATGATGAAGTGGTTGAATGTGAAGACCCAAGTCTCATGCTCCAAGACCCGAACAGTAACCTGATCACATCATTGGGTTATTCAATGGGCAGAAAGATGGATGACATTATCATCGCCGCTGCCAAGGGTACTGCATTGAACTCCGTGCGTAACAGTGACGGTTCTAATGCACCAACCAGCCTTGCTGTTCCAACAACGCAGATCATTGGTGATTATACCAAGGCACTCAGCTTTGACATGGTTACTGAGGTACTGGAGAAATTCAATACCAATGACGTTGACATGGAAGAACCGAAGGTAGCGATTGTCGGACCACGACAGGTTCGTGAACTGATGAACCTCACCGAGCAAACCAGTGCTGACTATGTTCAGGCACAGGCATTGCAACAGAATGGCATTGTGCCAAACTGGATGGGTTTCACATGGATCATGTCTACCCGACTGAATGTGGGTAATGCCACAGGTCATGGTGACGTACTGTTCATGTCACGCAAAGCGATGGGCTTCCATCTTCCACAGGACATCGTTACATTCTGTGAGCGTGATCCTGCATTGAACTATGCATGGCGGCCTTACTGTCAGTTTGATGGTGGTGCTGTTCGCGTTGAAGACGAACACCTTGTATGGGGCAAAGTGCTTGATTCAAGCGTAGCGTAAACCAATCGGATAGCCCCCTTCGGGGGGCTTTCCACTAATGGAGATTGTTATGCCCAAGAGAGCAAAGAAGGTAGCCAGGAAGAAGGTATCCGGAAAGAGTAAGTATGCTTCAATCGTCAATGATCCACGCGCTAAAGAACGCGCTAAAGCAGCAAAGGGAGATAAGTAATGTTGATGGTATCAGCATCAAACCCACGCGGTCCTCATACAGCGCAGGGTAGTAAACCGAATTTCGTTGTTGCCGAACATGCAGGTGGTGGTTCACACGTACTGGCTGATGAATGTGCAATCGTGGTTGGTGCGACAATGCTAGTTAATGCCAATGGAACGGAAATCGTAAATACTCTGCGTAACTGTTTACAGCGTATCAGGGAATTGCCTTATACAAAGGCTGGTGCATTTACCTCTGCATTGACAACCAGTTCATTGAAGTCGGATATT